TTCGTGATTAACAATCTGATATACGCCGTCTTCTTCTTTGCGAATCTCAAGATAGATTTCTTGATCTTCCTTTGCGAGCTTTTCGGGATCAAGCGGTTTGGTTTCTTCCTTGATCTGTTTTAAATAATCCGTCGTCGTTGTGGCGTTTAAAAATTCTTGCGGCGTGATACGTGTTGCATACGCCTTAGTGTCATCTTCTCTGCCGGACTGTGTATAAGCGTAGGAGCTTAATAGGCGGTTGATACGTTCATCCGTCCATGCAACATCCCGGCGGAGGCTGGCTTTCTCTTCTGCCTTGGTAGGTTTAACCGGCGGGGCAGGAAGCTCTCCCTTCTCAACAGCACCAAACACATCTTCGGCAGTGTCATAACCGCCTACGTTCATAGCTTGTTTGATAGCCTTGAACAGGTTCTGCATCCTGTTCAGGATTGCTCTCATCATCCCGGCAGGAGGCTGAGTCTTAGAAAAATCTGCAAAGGCATCAGCAATAGACTCTTCTACGATAGCTTCCATATCACCATCGTAGAGCTGCATATAAGCGTCGTACCGGGTCATCTCTTTCCCATCTACAACCGCCTTCTGCCCTTTTAGGTACTTCTCAATCCATTCCTTCTGCGCCCGGTCGGTCAATACCTTCCACTGCTGAGGAGTAAAGAACCCTAGCTCTTTCAGAGCATGGATGGCTTCGTGACGTAATGTCCTGACGGGATTGTCTAGGTCAAGAGCAAGCTTAATGAGTTGACCGGAGTAAGAGCCTTCATCTGCCATCCCCTCTTCTAGGTTGATTTTGACATCCTTTAACCCATACTTGGCGAGGATCTTACTAAGCACACCTTGAAGCTGGTCGATCTTCTCCTGTAGCTCAGGCGCGCGTACCTTCTCTTCTGGCGGTTTGGCTTCTGACGGCTTAGCTGCTTTAGCTTCTAGCTCTTTGAACTTTGCCTCTGAGACCTGCGGGGCTACCTTAGCAAGACTCTTCTTGACCGATTCTCTAACCAGTCTATCCGGGCCTTCTCCTGCCTTAGCTCCACCAAGGTTCTGAGAGATTTTTCCAGCAAGAAATTCTTTAACTTGTTCTTGATTGTCTGGGACAACAAACAGCTTTGCCCCATCCATTTGCGACTCATAGTTGTCTAGCAAAAACTTATACGTGCCACGATCAACATTTATACAGCCATATGAATATCTTGAGTCGGTAATGTTTTGATTGGCTAACGCAGCTTTACGGCGAGACGCATCCGCGTCTTTCAACCACACCGAGTGCATTATGGTAATAACCGCCTCGGGGTCGTTTAATGCAAACACCTTACCAAAATCGTATTCACCAGCCGTGATCTTTGCAGATCCACCTTTTGCAGCATCAATTAACTTTAAGCCAAACAACCCAGCAGGGGTTACGCGGTTTTCTGGAACGTCAACATTGCCTTTGTACAGATCACCCTTGGCAGCGCCAAACAATGCTTTGTTTTGTGTGACTAAGGTTCCATCTGGTTTGAATACAAAAACACGAGCGCCGGGCTTGTCTGCAATAACAATTAACTTGTCACCAATCTTATCTTTTAACGATGGAATCAGCGTTTCATATGCTTGTTTGGCAGCGGCTTTTGTGTCTGGAGATACCACTTTGCCAAAACCGGGCGCTAAACGAACTGCGGTGTTTGTAATGATTGCTTCGTTAGCAGCGTCAGGCACGCCTGTTTCTTGGTCTAACGTGCTGTTTTCAGGGCTTGATGGAATTGGATAGCCTACCCGAATGCCTTTGGCGTTCCATGTCGCCATCATTGCGTCCATACGACGCATGGCTGATTCCAATTGCTCGGGAGTCAGGTCAAACACATAAGCGGCAAGCCCAATCTCCTCGAATGCGGCATTTAGGAATTGGCGCTTAGTCCATCCCATGTTTTACTCCAGAGAGTTGGCAATCATCTTGCCTAGCTTTGCATCGGATGTGCGCCCATCAAATTTGAGGCCCAATTCCGTGGCCTTGGCTTCCAACTCAGCGCGAGTAGGCGGGCTGTTGTCTTCTTTTTTACCGGCAAGCGCGTCCGGCACATTATCAAACCACTCGCCCGAAATCGCTTGGTCATATTCTTGTTGGTCTTGCACCAACAGATAAACGCTTGCTGATTTATAGACTAGGCGGGGGAAGATCATTTTTTACCTTTTAGATACAAATAAAACCGGGGCACCATTACAGTGCCCCGGACTCGCTTTAGGTGTTGGACAAGGCGTAGGTCACATAGGTAGCAGCCGCAGTCTTGCGAGTGCGGAATTGACCGGCCTTGCCTGCCGCTACAACCATGTTTCCAACCAAAGTATGCCCGGATGCTGCGGTCACAGTGAACGCATTAGCGCCAGTTGCGATTACAGACCAATCAAAGCTACCGCCAATGGGTAAGCCTTCGATTTCAGTGTCCAACACAGTGCCAGTAGGTACAGTGCCAGCTACAGCGGCGGCGGTCGTAGATGTAACAATACCTGCAAGAATCATTGCTGAGGTAAGTGCGCCGGTAGCATTCAAAACACCGGGAGCGCCTTGGGCTTGCGCAGCGCGTTGACGCAACACGACAGGGCTCAGGCCAGTTTCATACGCCGCACCAGCGCCATCGGGTTCGATGGTGATAGATGCGCCGGTTGTATAAGGGCCGAACACTGTTTCCCCGCGAATTACCGTACCAATGAGCGACTTGGTAGCCGGGACATTGGGATAACCCACGTTTCGATAGACTTGGCACTTGCCGATTGATTGCACTGCGATTGACTCATTGGCAGACAGCGTTACAGTACGTGCGCCGTTAGCATAAATGACTTGACTAGTATCCATGATTATTCCTTAGTTAAATTTAAGAAATGGGGCCTAAGCCCCACTTATTAGGTTTGGCTGAACAACATAATGCCGCTCATTTGGGGCTGTTTATTTACAACCCCAAAGAACGTGTCCAAGCGATACTTGGTCTGCATGTTGTTAATGTCGTACTGCTTTTGGAATACCAATTCAATACCTTGGTCGGTAGTGGCACGCATTACTGCGGCACCAGCATCCGTAGGCACTGCGTAGCGTCCGGGCAGCAATTCGATTGCGTCTTTTTGCCAGAATGGGTTAACGCTAGCTGCAACAGTGTTCAAGAACACGATTGCGCTGTTAGATGCCTTGGTGTTGATAACGCAGTTTTGGTATTGCAGTTCAGCGTCAGTACCGCCTTGCGCGGTAATCATTGGAGGGCTGATGGTCAAAGTAGTAGACGAATCCACGCTGATAACGCGGAAGGTCTTCAATTGGCCGGTGTCGCCCTTGGTGATGTGATGCACAGCATTCAAGCCAGCCACTGTAAACGAATCGCCCGCAGCCACATTCGTGGTGCTAGAGATTGTGATGGTCTGGTAGCGGTTATCAACGTTGGAGCGCTCGCCGGTAGCAGAAACGCGAGTGGCCTGAGGTGTGAAATAATTGACAGCAGCATCCAAAGTGCTCATTGTCAAACTGCCGCCACCAGCCGCCGCAGCCAAGCGTGTTGCATAGTCGAGCTTGTAGGTCTCAAAAGAGGCCACAGTGCCAACATATGCTTTCTCGTAGGCGGTTACGGGCTTGCCGTTCATTGTTTGGCGGCTTGCCAGATTGCTAGCCATGCCGTTGTAATCACGAGTAGACAGAGCTAGATAACGGTCATACGATGGGATGCCTTGCTCGTTGAATACAGCTTCGCACTGCGCCACATCATCAAAGCCAGTGGCAGCAGCGGAGCGCTTAACCACCAGAGTGCCTTGCGTGGCAGCAACTTGCATAACTGCCGCGTTGATATCGGATGCGAGTTTTTTCTTTGCAGAATCACCCAATCGGCCTTCTTGCAATGCATCGCGCAATTCAGTTGCGGACATAATCCAAGGGGCAGATTTTTGGTAGCCCAAAGTAGCAGGCACAGACAATTGCGTATAACGCGCAAAGTTTGCAGTCTGGTCAGTACCATCAAAGGTCTGCGCAATGTATGGCTGTGGTCGCCAAATGGTGTTGTTTGCGCGCTCCATAGTGGTGGAGTCGCTGTTGTAAATGCTGACGTTTTTAGACAGCACCAATGCGTCGTTAAAACCTTCGAGAATATCCTCAAAGGCAACTCGCTCTTCCTTGACAAATTCATTAGCCATGTTGGCTCCTATAAGTGAATGAGAAAAATTAGGCTTGCGCCCGGTCTTTGCTCATCCACTTATAAGGGCTGGATGGTCGCCCTGCTAAATCTACCTTTTTAGGATAGGCGAATCCTTTGTAGCTAATTTAGCACAAAACTAGCCTTTTTGCTTTAGTTTTTGCTTGTATGCGATCACTTTAGAGTAGTTTCCGGTCTTTTCTGCCTCTGCGCGCAATTCGTCCAGCTTGTTATCAAGCGACGATGACGATACGCCAGAGCCTGAAATTACCTTTTCTGGAGCGGGCGGGGATTTCTTGTTGGTCACTTTCAATTGGTTCTCCAAATCTGCAATTGCAAAGGCAAAGTTAATTGGGTCTGTAATGTCTGCAATCTCTTTGATTTTTTTCGGGTTTTTGCCAAGCGCATAGACCACAATTGCCGGGTTTTTTGCGCCTTTTACTAGAATGCCTTGCTGGGTAGCATTAAGCATATCCTGCACCAGCGTTTCGGCCTCTTCGTAGTCCTGCACCTTCAGGCTAGACCGCAAGCGCAAGGTTGACGAAGAAACCCAAAGAGCGCAAGAGCTAGAAAGAGAGCAAGAACTTTCTTGGAAGAAGCGCC